AACACAAGCACCAAAACCAACATCTAAGAAAGAAGAGGAATAACCTAAATGGCAGTATTCATGAGCAATGGAGTAGTTTTAACTGTCAATGCAGTTGATCTCTCAAACCACGTTACAGCAGTCACAATTAACCGCAGCTTTGATGAACTTGAAGTTACAGCAATGGGAGACTCAGGTCACAAATTTGTAAAAGGCTTGGAAGCATCTTCAATTACAATTGACTTCTTGAACGACACAGCGTCAGCAAACGTCTTACAGACACTTCAGGCAACATGGGGAACAAACGTCACAGTAACAGCTAAGCAGACTTCTGCTGCTACATCTGCGACCAACCCTCTCTACACAATGACATGCCTTATCAACAACACAACAGACATTAACGGCGCAGTTGGAGACCTTTCAACACAAAGCCTTACACTCAATGTGTCAGGTACAATCGCTGTAACAACTTCCTAAGAAGAAAACAAAGGGGCTAAAATGGCAAAGCTAAAGGTAACAAGGGCAGACAACTCAGTAACAGAGTACGAGATTACTCCACTGATTGAATACGCCTTCGAGCAATACGCCAAGAAGGGCTTTCACAAAGCCTTGATTGAAGATCAGAAGCAGTCAGATGTTTACTGGCTGTGCTGGGAAGCAATAAGACGTTCGGGTGAAACAGTCAAACCTTTTGGGGAAGATTTCCTTTCAACGTTAAAAAACGTGGAAGTGCTGGAATCTGACCCTTTAGTCTGAGGCTGGATAGGAACTCCCTCACCTATCTCGCAGCTCGCTTGAGTTACGAGTATGGAGTTCCCTTCCAAACCATTGTCGAACTATCGCCGATGGCGTTCAAGGCACATGTAGAAGTCCTGAAGGACTTAGCGAAGGAGCGTGACAATGCCAGCAGAGGTCACAGGCGCGCTAGAACTTCGTAAGGCCTTGAAACAGTACGCACCCTTCTTAGCTAAAGAAAGCCAAAAAGAGCTTGCTGGGATTCTCAAACCAATTACTGCTCGCGCTAGAGGCTTCATGCCGTCTAACGAGGCAGTACCTTCTGGCTGGTTGAAACGAGAGAACGCTACAGGTCGATGGGCTAACCGTTACTACGATCAAGGCGCAGCGCGTAAAGGTATTACTTTCTCAGCCGCACCTTCTAAGGCTAACCGTAAAGGCTTTAGGTCACTTGCTGCCATTTACAATAAGTCTGCTGCTGGAGCAATCTACGAAACAGCAGGACGCAAGTCTGGAGTAACAGGCAACTTTACTCCTAAACTTGGCGGAGAGCTTAAGGGTTACAACCAGAAGCTAACAGGTCGCGGAATCTTTAGGGCTTGGTCTGAGGATCAAGGCAAGACAAACGCAGCCGTTATCAGAGCCATTGAACGCGCTAATGAGAAGGTTGCAAGCCTTGCCAAAATGGGCGGCGGCAAATTATTTAGAGTTACGAAGGCGGAGTAATGGCCACACAGACTGATCTAGCAGTACGCATTGCCACCATCTTTGATGAGGCAGGAATCAAGAAGGCTGACAAAGCTGTAAACAAACTTCAGAAAAGCACTGTAAAACTAGGACGCGCTTTAGGAGTTTCCCTTGGAGTTGCAGCTGTAGCGGCTTTTGGACGCGCAGCAGTCAAGGCTTTCTCAGAAGATGAAAAGGCAACCGTACGTTTAACTAACTCAGTTAAGAACCTTGGACTTGCTTTTGAGCAAACCAACATCGACACTTTTATCAAGAAACTTGAGACCTCTGCTTCTATTGCAGATGACGTTCTTCGCCCAGCGTTCCAAGCTTTGCTTACAACTACTGGCTCAGTTACAGAGGCTCAAAAGCTCCTCACAACTGCTGTAGATGCAAGCCGTGGTTCAGGTTACGATCTAGCCACGGTTGCTGCAGATTTATCAAAGGCATACGTTGGAAACACAAAGGGACTTCAGAAGTATTACCTTGGACTTACTAAGGCTCAACTGGCTTCTATGTCCTTCGAGGAAATCCAAGCCAAGATAAATAAGACCTTTGAGGGTGCTAACAAGGCATACCTAGACACAGCCGCTGGAAAGTTAGAAGCGATAAGTCTTGCCAGCGGTAACTTCGCTGAGACAGTAGGTGGCGCGCTAGTCAATGCATTAGTTACTGCAACTGGTTCTAATGGCGTTGAAGGGTTGGTCTCAAAGATTGACTCATTGGCTACCTCAGTATCTGACACAATTGGCAAACTAGAAGTATTAGCCTTTAGCCTTAGATACGCGTTTAACCCTAAAAATATATTCAAGGGCAGCGAAGAATATAAGAAAGCCTTAAATGAGTTTACCTCTGGCCTTCAGATGCGTGGAGTCAAGGGCTTTGACCCACTTAACAATGCTCTGACTGGCTTTAAGGTAGATCAGGCATCAGCCGCACTTGCAAAAAAGAACGCGGCATTACAAGCAAAACTTCTTAAGCAATCACTAGAAAATCAAAAGAAACTCACAGCCGAGCAGAAGAAGCAGAACGCTCTCAAGAAGGCTGGCACAGTCTTTGACCTAGACCAGATTCAGATTGTGGCTGCACTTAAAGGCAAGCTCTCGGAAGAAGATAAGATTCGCTTACAGGCACAACTGGCTTTGCTTAACGGCAACTCTGATCTAGCAACAAGACTGACTAACCAGATTCTTGCTGCACAGGATTCAACTGGCAACCTTGCTAAGTTCCTGTCAGCTCTACCCAATGCCAAGAACCCTTTCGAGTACCTCGATGCTTACCTCTCATACCTAGCAGGCAAGGCAGCAGCGGTGCTTACTGGATCAGCTTATGCAGAAAAAGGTTCATACACAGACGGCAACAGTTCTGTAATACCTAAGAAGATTCCAGACACTAACGTGCCATTATTGCCATCAGATAATATGATTACATACAACCAAAAGACTGGGCTTAACTACAACCCTAACGCTAACAATGTAGTGGTCGAGTTAAAGATTACAGGCGATGGAGACTTGACCAACAGCATTGCCAAGAACCTTATGCAGCAGAGCCTTTCAACAGGCAACCAGACTTATGTAAACCGTAGAACTGGTGGCTTTGAGTAATGGCATTACCTGCACAGATAGCCGTCTCTTTCGACTTTAGCTCTGGTGCAACCTTCGGAGCAGGATTCGTCATAGGATCACCTGATAACGGCGTTATTGGAGTTAATACTTTCGGCGCATCTGATGTAGTTATCCCAGTAGTTGATCTAACTCCTAACGTCTATTCAATTTCAATCCGCCGTGGCCGCAACATCATGAAGGACACTTACGAGGCTGGCACAGCCATAGTGCGCGTTCTTGATCCTACAGGCGCGTTCAACCCACAAAATACAAGTTCTGAATTTTATCCCAACCTTGTGCCCTTGCGTAAATTGCGTGTTTCAGCTACAACTACATCAGCGCAGCACTTCTTATTCTCTGGCTATGTCAATGACTATAAATACACCTTCCCTCAAGGGCAAGAAACTGCTTATGTTGATATCCTCTGCACAGACGGCTTTCGCCTTCTACAGATGGCTAACGTGGGCACAGTCCCTACGACTCCAGCAGGGCAGACAACTGGCACACGCATTGGCAAGATTCTTGATGACGTGCAATGGCCAGTCTCTATGCGATCTATTGCAGCAGGTAATGCAACTTGTATTGCAGACCCAGCCACAATCCGCACAACCCTTGAGGCAGTCAAGAACGTAGAGTTCTCAGAAGGTCTAGGCGCATTTTATATGAGCCCAGACGGTACGGCTATCTTTAAGTCTCGCAGCGAGGTTACTGGCACTCTCGGAGATACGGCTACAGTCTTTGACCAGACCACAGGTATCCCATACAAGAACCTCAAGTATGCCTTTGATGACAAACTCATCATTAATGAAGTCAGGTTTAACCGCGTAGGCGGTACAGCCCAGACCGTCATCTCACAGACTTCTATTGACAAGTATTTTCCTCATTCTTTGACACAGGAAAACCTTGTAACCGAGACAGATGTTCAAGTTCTAGGCGCAGCTCAGAACTATGTCAATACTCGTAAAGAGACCACAATCCGCATAGACGAGATTACCGTTGATTTGTTAGACCCAGACGTTCCAACTGACACGATGATTGGCTTGGACTACTTTGACAACTTGAACATCACAAATGTGACAGAGCAAGGCAGCACAATCACCAAGACACTCCAAGCGCAGGGCTTTGCATGGGATATCACACCTAACAAGATGAGCGTCACAATCACCACGCTTGAACCTATACTGGACGGATTCATTATAGGCAGCAGTACCTACGGTATAATCGGCACATCAACTTTGAGTTACTAGGAGCAACATGGCAACCTTTCCCGTCACTAACGGCGACGTCCTTACCGCCGCAATTTACAATTCGCTCACGTCGTTTACAGTCGATGCAGACGCTACGGCTGACTACACAGCAGTCCTAGACGATCAGTACCAAGTCCTAGTGCCTATGAACAAGGCAACAGCAGTAGCCTTCAAGATTCCTACAAACGCCTCAGTTGCCTTCCCAGTCGGGACTGCCATAACCGTCCTCAACAAAGGCGTGGGAGCAGTCACAATCTCTGCTACAACCTCCGCTACTACAACAGTCCTTTCAGCAGGTGCAGTAGCAGCTTCTCCAACCTTGGCTCAATACAAGACAGCAGTCTGCATTAAGACTGCAACAGACGTCTGGTATGTCGTAGGTGGCATTGCTTAATGCT